TGTTCTTAATTAATACACCAGAAGTGTTACCACCACTTCCTGATACGATACCAGTAGAGTTAAGCGCAGCACTTGAAACTGTTCTGACAACGTATAACTTGTTGCCATAGTTTAAAAAGTTTGATGCGGTAAAGAATGTTTCGAAGTTGGATGCTTTTGGTTCACCAAAACGTGATACTAAAGAAGTTTCGCTATCAACGAGAACTCTTTGCTCAACAGGACCCCACTCAAATACACCAGCTATTGCACCTTCCGTTGTGGAAACTGCAGGCACTACTGTAGTTAAGTCGACTTCGCTAACATTTACACCGGGACTGACTTGAAATGCCATCTTATGCTCCTATATTAAAAATTCAAATAGTTTGAATATATTTATTAAAACCTAGGGTTAGAAAACTACCAGCTCCCCTCTTGGAGATAACCATCTGCTACAGGTTCAATACCATCTTCTACGAACCCGAATGGAAGCATATCATCTTCTATCATCTTGGCGTGTTGATCCTGAGTATGTTTTCTAACGTCTGTTTGTGTTAACTCTTTAAAATAATCTTGAATGCTCAACCAACCATATAATACCAAACACATAACTAAGTCATCATGACAGCCACCTTCTGCTTCATATGACTCACCTTTTTGAGCAAAATGAGTAAGCTCTTCTAAAATTTTATAATCAGTTATAAATAGACTATCATTTTCTATTAATGTCTTTAGATTTAGGCATCCTGTTCTTTTGACTTGCTTAGTAGTTCTAACGCCAAAATACTGTCCTCCTGATCCAAATCCTGATGATAAAACCTGTCCAGCTCTACCTCTTGCAGCTGACATTAACACGTTTTCTATTTCTAGATCATTATGTATTGACTCGGCTACTGACATTCCTATATCATTCGACTCAATAAGCATATAAGCATTGTTATATTTTCTTGCTAATCCTGCTATTACTTGAGGAAAATTCATAGGAGATATTTCGTTATTCTGATATACAGCAACTACCCTTGATGGTATTTCTGTTACGTCTATAACTACAACTGCTGAGTAATCGTTGTTTACCCCTCTTGCTGTATCACAAATAGCAACATACATATGATCTTTCTGTTGCTCTTCATAAATTCTATAATGTTCATTTTCGGTTATTGGTCTTTTATATACTAATCTTTTTAATACAGATGGTGATATAAGAGTATTAGATGATCCAATAAACTCACATTCAAACTCAACTCTAAATTGATCAGCAGATGTATTTCTTATCGTCTGTTCTTTCCATTCTTTATCTCTACCAGGTACATCAGACCAATGAACATCAATTCTTTCATACTCGTTTATACCTTCTTCACTATCATTCCATATCTTATAGAATAAATTAAGACCGTTCGGGGTTGAAGTAATAAGTACTTTAGAAGTTTTACCAGATGAAATCGTAGGATATACAGAAGCAAAGAACTCTTCTTGTATATGCATAGGCACAAAAGCAAACTCATCTAAGTAAATAAGGTTAAATGATCCACCCCTGATAGCTGATGCTGAAGTAGAAGCTGCTAATATCTTAGAACCGTTCTCTAATTCAACATTACCTTTGTTCCATTCTACTACCCCTAATTGAAGCCATCTAGGTAAATGTTCATATGCTAAAGATATTCTAGCTAAAATTTCTCTTGATTGTTGTGATTTGTGAGCTAGGATAGCTATACTAAATGATTCATTAAACATTAGATACCATAATAAGGTAGCAGCAATGGTAGTTGTTTTACCTGACTGTCTAGGCATCTTACATATTACGAATCTCTCATCTTGAACTAATTGAACTATATCTTCTTGAAAGTCATATAGATTAAAAGGGACTAAACCCTCGTCAATATTTACAATTTGAATATAATTTTGAATAAAATAAACACAATCTTGAGAGCACTTTACAAACTCTTCTATTTGCTCCGGAGTAAACTCTTGTGAAACATTAGCTCGCTTAAGGTTAGGATTACCTAAGTAATTTTCTCTAGCTTGATTCATTTATTTGTTTCTTAATAAGCTTTTGTAAGTCACCTGTGCTACCCACAAATAATGTATTGTTAACAGTTGATGGACTTTTGCCTCCATTAGCAGTTGTTTCAATATTTTGTTTCTTTTTAGATAGGTCCATTAATGCTATGTTAGCATCAGATAATGTTCTTACTAAAGTAGCAACTACTTCAAAAGCTCTTGGGTGCTGAGATTGTTGTGCAACTTCTAAAAGTTCAGTAAGAGCATTAGAGCCGTTTTCAATAACTTGATATAGATTACCTCTTGCATACTCAAAGTCATTGTCAAGCTTACTATCGCTAACAATTTCTTTTGCTTTAGTTATATCTTTCTTAAGAGGTTCAAGTTCTAAAAACTCACCAATAGTGTCTTTATTATCCATTAAAATATTTATCTGTCACGAATCCATAGTTATCATTTGCACTGACGCTATCAGTATTTATAGCAACGGTACTATTAGATGTTGGATTACCGTTAGCGTCTAATCCAGGAGTTATAGTTATTCTGCTGGCAGGTGTTGCAATACTATTAATAGTAAATACTCCTGGTGCTCCCGGATCAACATAAAATTGAGTATTTGCTTTCTTAATAAGACCTTTCTTATTTTCTACAGGACCAAATACATATCCCTTAATATCAAATCTTAAAGTATGAATAAGAGCTCTTCTTGATTCAAAATTACCTTCATAACTATCTGATGTATTTAAACTCTGAAATACAACTGGTATATCAAACCCAAAATCTAAACCATCTATTAATTTTAATGTAGCTGTAAACTCAGGAGTAAAATATGGTAAAATTTGTTCTAAAATTCTTACTCCATCTTCTGCATTCTTAACCATAACAGCTAATTCAAAACCTATATTAAACGGAGTTGGAGTTCCTACACTTGATAGATTAAATGATTCGTCTCTTTTAGCCTGTACTAGATCTCTCATAGGATTCATTCTACGCTCAGGATCATATTGAAAAGAAATCATTTCAAAAGACATTCTTGGTAATTGTATTTGAATTTGTCTATCTAAATTAGGATCTACATTTAGTCTTTCAATAAACTTTTGTCTTGGTCCGTATGAAATAGGCACACGCATAGTCTGAATAGTTTCACCAGCATTATTCTCTCTATCTATTTCAATATTATTAAAAAGAGTTCCAAAGTAAACTACATACTTTCTAATAACACCGTTGTAATATTTCTTACCAAACATTAAAAGTTATTCTCACTAAATGGATTAAACTCACTAAAGTCAATAAATTCTAATCCTTCGTCTTGGAAGAATGTAGAATCATCATCCTTATCTTGAGTTCTCTTATCGTAGTTATCATTTATAATTTCTTGACCTGATTCAGTAGTTAAAGCTAACCCAGTTTCTAATGTTAAACCTCTTGCATCTAATAAGTAAGATTGAGATCTATCTACTTCAATACTATCAATTTCAGGTATACCAGTACTAAATCTTTCATCAGAATATTCAAATGTTTCTAAAGAAAGATCATATGTTTGAAGATCACCTAACTGATAGAATAAAGCGTCATGTTTAACAAATTTAACTTCAAACAATTTACCTATTGCAGTAGGTAGTGAACCTTTAATCCATGGTAAAAATATTAAATCGCCTTCTCTTGGTCTAGTAATATTAGGTTGAAATTCTTCTATTTCTTCTACAAATCTTCTTCTTGCAATAGTTACATTCATTTGATCTTGAATAGTAAGACCAAATCTTTCCATAAAGGCTCCTTGACCTTCATAACCTTCTACTGATTTAATATATAATTCTAAAGGATAAGCAATTTCAAATTTAGATAAAACAGCTTCTGAATATAATTGATCTTGTTCAACTTGATTTCTTGGAAGATAAAATGATTCTTGACCATATATAGAAATAGCTTCTATAATTAAATCTTCTATTAAACGTGATTCACCACTTGCTTCGTAGTTTTGAAAATAGGTTGATCTTCCTTGTATTGCCATAGTTCATTACCCTATCATATCACTTACTGGTAGGCTGTAAGATGATGTCATTTCGGCTTCAAGCTTATTTATCTCTGCTTCTGCCTCATTCATTATCTGGCTACCATTAAACGTAACGCCTCCGGGTAATTGTAATCCGCCAAATTTAGATAAATTTGTGCCCCATTGATATTTAATTTTCGCAGTTGCATAATTTAACAACCATCTATCTTTATAAACATCATTATAAATTTCTGGATCAACTATTTTATATACTTCAGCTATTACATATTCACCTGCTTGAAGCTTATCCCAATCCATATCGACATATAATCTATTAGTATGTCTGTTAAATCTAATAGGCTGTCTACCTACTAACAGTTCTTCTATAAATTGTATATGCTGCATATTAGTAAAATATGTAACAAGTGATTGATTAAAAGAAGTAAGATCATAAAGATCATTTAAGGCAATTTGATATCTAATATTAAAAAGATTATTAGTGGATAATGCATCTCCGATATCAAATATTCTAACAGCGCCTATTATATTATCTGGTACAGTTAAATACTTATTATCAATATCATCCTGGGTTAAAGACCATTTATAAAAATCTCTTTCAACCCCATCAAAATGATAATCCCAATAATAAGAAAATGCTTCATCAACACGATCTTCCACTTGCATGTCTTCAACATTTATTTCAATAACAGGAAAGCCTAGCTTACGTAAGCAATAATCTTTGAATTCTGTTCTACTAGTTGGCAATGCCATTTATTATCCCCAGACTACTGAACCACCACTATCATAAACTTTAAATAATCTATTAGAACTATCATATAGATCTTCTATGACAGCATTAGCTGCTATTGTTATATCGTTAAATGATACACTTGCTCCTGTAGCTACATCTTGGCCAATATGAACACCAGTTGAATTAGAAGTAACTCCAGTTCCACCTACTACTGCAAATGATCTAGAAGCAGCAATATTACCACCACCAGATAAACCATTACCAGCTGTAAGAGTTACTGATGTGTGATTAATATGTTCATTAGCTACAAACCCTGATAATGAATCATGTACAATTTGTGAGTCGTTAGTAAATACACCTGAACTGTTAGCTGTAATACCTGTATTAGCAATTACTGCTACTGCTGGTTCCCATCCTTCTCCAGCTGAACCTGTTACTGCAATACCATTACCTCCAGTAACATTATCTACATAGTTACCAGATGTATCTGTTCCTAAAGCAATATCATTTGCTTTAGTATGGAATGCATACTCTGTACCACCAGCAAGTTTATGAGTCCATCTATCAGCTGATTCATCCCAGAAGAATAGAGCATTAGCTGAATCGCCTCTTTCTACTTCTAATCCTGCGTCTACAGAAGGTACACCCGTTTGATCTTTTGCTACGGTTATAATTGCATCAGTTACTGATAAAGTAGCTGTTGAAACCGTTGTTTCTGTTCCTGAAATAGTTAAATTCCCTGATACATTTACATCGTTAAACGTTACATTATCTGTAGTTCCTACTGATTGTCCTATATGTACACCAGATGAATTGACTGAAACACCAGTACCTGGTTTAACATATGTACCAGTTGCGTTAGATGTTATACCATTATTAGCTAGTACTCTTACTGTTGTACTATTTACTGCTACACCACTTCCAGCACCTACGGATACTGCAGTTGAGTTAGCAACTATACCATTACCAGCACCAACGTTTAATGTTCTAGTAGAAGCAATTGTTCCCCCGCCAGTTAAACCTGTACCAGCTGTTACTGAAATAGTACTATGATCTATGTTTTCATTAGCAACATAACCTGAAAGATTATGAATATCAATATTACCTTCAGCAATAAATACACCTGTTGAATTAGATACTACCTGAGTATTACCTGCAGCAACTGCTAGGGTTCTAGAAGCCGCTATTGTACCGCCCCCTGAAAGACCATTACCAGCAGCAATTGTTACACTTGAGTGATCTATATTTTCGTTTGCAACATAACCAGAAAGATTGTGTATATCTATATTACCTTCTGCTATGAATACACCTGAAGAGTTAGATACAACTTGGTTATTACCTGCAGCAACTGCTAAAGTTCTATTAGCTGCAATTGTACCACCTCCAGATAATCCATTACCTGCAGAGATTGAAACACTTGAGTGATCTATATTTTCGTTTGCAACATAACCTGATAAGTTATGAATATCTAAATTACTTTCGTTTACAAATACTCCGGTTGAATTTGATACTACTTGGTTATTACCAGCTACGACATGTACACCAGTTGAATTAGATGCTAAACCTAAACCTGCTGTCACTGAAACTGCAGTTGAATTTACCCCTATACCATTACCAGCACCTACTGCAAATGATCTACTTGTAGTAATATTACCACCACCAGTTAATCCATTACCTGCTGATAGAGTAACCGAACTGTGATCTATATGCTCATTAGCAACAAAGTTTGATAAACTGTCGTGATCTATTCCTGACGCATCTGCATATACTCCAGCAGCATTAGATGTAATACCTGTACCAGCTACAACATGAACTCCTGATGAGTTTGAAGCAATACCTAGTCCTGGTGTAACAGCAAATGATCTTGAAGCAGTAATATTACCGCCTCCTGTTAAACCATTCCCAGCTGTTAATGAAACACTTGAGTGATTTATATGTTCGTTTGCTACAAAACCTGATAAACTATCGTGAACAATTTGTGAATCGTTTGTAAATATTCCTGATGAGTTAGCTGTGATACCAGTATTAGGTACTACTGAAACAGCTGTTGTATTAACAGATAAACCAGCACCTACACCTAAGTTTAAAGTAACATCACCAGTTGTACCACCACCAGTTAAACCATTGCCAGCAACAACGGACTCAATGTCTCCCGCGTCATTTGTAAAACTAAATTGTCCAGTACCACTATCATAACTTAGATCGCCTCCGGCGCTAAATAGCCCTCTAATAGTAGAATTATTAATAGAAAGAGCTGTTGAATTAACATCTAAGCCATTTCCTGCAGCTACGTGAACACCTGTAGCATTTACTACTACACCATCACCAGCATCTACTGCAAATGATCTTGATGCAGCAATTGTACCACCACCAGTTAAACCATTACCTGCTGTTAGTGTAACTCCGCTATGATCTATATTCTCGTTGGCAACATATCCTGATAAATTATGAATATCAATATTACCTTCAACTACATAAACTCCTGATGAGTTAGATGATACTTTATTATGACCCGGCTTAACATGAACTCCAGTTGAGTTAGAAGTTAAACCATTTCCTCCAGTAACAGCTACAGATGTATTATTTACTGTAACACCATTACCAGCACCAACGTTTAATGTTCTAGTTGATGTTAAATCTCCACCGCCAGTTAAACCAGTACCTGGAGAAATCTCAACTGAACTATGATCTATGTTTTCATTAGCAACGTAACCTGATAAGTTATGAATATCTAAATTACCTTCTGCTACAAATACACCAGATGAATTAGATACTACTTGTGAGTTACCTGCAGCAACTGCTAGAGTTCTATTAGCTGCTATTGTGCCACCACCAGATAAACCGTTACCTGCTGATATTGATACACTTGAATGATCTATGTTTTCATTAGCAACGTAACCTGATAAATTGTGTATATCAAGATTTCCTTCAGCAATAAATACACCTGTTGAATTAGATACTACCTGATTATTACCTGCTACTACGGCTAAGGTTCTTGATGATGCAATTGTACCACCACCTGAAAGGCCGTTACCTGATGATATTGAAACACTTGAATGATCTATGTTTTCATTAGCAACATAGCCTGATAAGTTATGAATATCTAAATTACCTTCTGCTACAAATACACCAGATGAATTAGATACTACTTGTGAGTTACCTGCTGCTACCGCAAGAGTAGGTGTACCACCCTCTGTAGATGATGAACCTGTTATTCCGTTTCCTGCTGTAATAGTAGCAACATAATTACCAGAAGTATCTGTTCCTAGAGCTATATCATCTGCTTTAGTATGGAAAGCATATTCAGTACCACCTGCTACTTTATGTGTCCATCTATCAGTAGATTCATCCCAGTATAATAATGCATTAGCTGAATCACCCCTTTCTACTTCTATACCAGCATCAACTGATGGTACACCAGTTTGACCAGAAGCAATAGTTATAATTGCGTCATTTACAACTAGGTTATTAGTATCAACAGATGTCTCTGTTCCTTGAACTGTTAGGTTACCAGATATAATTACATCACTAAATGTTACGTCTGCTGATGTACTTACATCCTGCCCTATATGAATACCTGTTGCATTAACTGTAACACCTGTTCCACCAACAGCAGTTAAAGTTCTTGTTGATGAAATATCACCGCCGCCTGTTAAACCATTTCCAGCTGTTATATTAACGCTTGTGTGATCTATATTTTCGTTAGCTGTATATCCAGATAGGTTATGAATATCTAAATTACTTTCGTTTACAAATACACCAGATGAATTAGATACTACTTGTGAGTTACCTGCTGCTACGGCTAAAGTTCTTGTTGATGAAATATCACCGCCGCCTGTTAAACCATTTCCAGCTGTTATATTAACGCTTGTGTGATCTATATTTTCGTTAGCAACGTAACCTGATAAATTGTGAATATCTAAATTACCTTCTGCTACAAATACACCAGTAGAGTTAGATACAACTTGGTTATTACCTGCTACTACGGCAAATGATCTAGAAGCAGCTATTGTACCGCCTCCTGATAGTCCGTTACCGGCTGTAAGATTAACTCCACTATGATCTATATTTTCATTAGCAACATAGCCTGATAAGTTATGAATATCTATATTTGATTCTGTTATAAAAATACCAGTAGAGTTTGATACTACTTGGTTATTACCTGCTACAACGGCAAATGCTCTTGATGCTGTTATATCACCACCACCAGATAAACCATTACCAGCTGTCAGGGATACAGAGCTATGGTTAATATGTTCGTTTGCTACAAAGTTACTTAAATTATCATGATCGATACTTGATTCTAATACGTTAATAAAACCTGATGTGTTAACAGATACAAGATCGCCTACTTTAATTAAGCCTGAAACTGTTGAATTGGCTGATGGCAAAGTTTGAGCATAAGTAGAACCATCACCTGTGCTTAATACAAACGTAGTATTAGAGCCGGTATACGTAAAATCACTTACGCCGCTTACACTTGCACTTTGAATGTTTGTTACTAGACCTTTTGCATTAACTGTTACGACTGGAATAGTCGTAGTGTTACCTACAGTTCCTGCACTAACCCCTGAGTTGGGGAATGATGAAGTGTTAACCGATCCTGAACTGTTAACTACCTCTACGCTGCCTACTTCTAGGCCGTTTTTTACTCTGAAATTTTGATTTGCCATTTAAGTTCCCTGTCCCTTAAAATATTATATCTATTTATACATCCACATATTCGATACTATATTTAAAGGTTGTAGATGTGTTAATTGGAGTAACTCTTACTCTTACATTATCACCTGAAATGTCTGATGTAACAGTAAACTTAGATGAACCTGAAGTAACAGTACCAAATTCTGTGTCATATGTTGTGGTACCATCATGGACTAAAAGGAAAGTTGTAAAATGATAATCACTACTATGTGTAGCTACTATACTTACTCTTGCTGCTCTATAGGTTGCTTTTGCAAATGTAAACAGATTTTGTATACTTGTGCCTGATGCTGTTTTTGATACACTTCTCTCTTGAGCTGAAGAAGTAATTGTTGTAGTCGTTTCTACCTTACCGGTTGTATTATTATAAGACATATGCCTTATAAGTTCTGCAATCCCAAATGCTTTAGTTGTTGCCATGCTTATACCTTAATTGCTATTCTTTTAACTTTAAAAGTCGTACCTGAACCCGTCGGAGTAACATTGAGTCTCACATCATTAGAACTAATATCACCCGATACTGTATACAAATTATTATTTGAATACAAAGTACCATACTCAGTTACATAAGCAGTTGTACCATCATGTATAACTAGTGCTTCACTTGCTGCATAAGAATCCGAAGTGTTTGCTTGTATTATATATTTAGCTGTTCTATAAACAGTTTTGTTAAAAGTATTTATTGTTAATAAGTCTGTATTTGAAGAAGCATATCCTACTGCTTCAGTAAGATCACCTCCAGCACCTGCAAACACAACTGCTTCTAAAGTATCAGTTGCAACCGCATTGGCAGTTAATATAATATGGGATGTATTCGGTCTTGAATAGTCATCACCATTAATTAGTTTTACACCATTTAAAAAGACTTGTTCTCTTCCCGGTGTATAATTTAAAACAGCTGAATTATCATCCGACCCTGTAAAGATTGTTTGATTAGCTGAAACTGTATACTGATATTCTAATACAGTAGAAGAGCCAGATACTTTTACAATCTGAACTGTATCGCCATTTACTGCATTTGCTTGTAATGTTACTGCTGTAGAATTAGTAGCGGCATAATCATCACCTGCAATTAATTTTATACCATTTAAATATACATCTTCTTCACCTGATGAATAAGCTAATACTAATCCGTTTTCATCTGTACCTGAAAATACTGAAGTGTTTGAAGTAGGTTTATAAAGGAACTCAGTAATTGTAACTGAACCGCCTGACTGATTAACCCATGAATAATCTGAACCGTCCCAGCTTAATACTTGATTGCTTGTTGCACTACTTTGATTAAGATGTGTATCAACGTCTCCTGTTGTAAAGCCTTCAACTGGAGTTGAGAAAGTAATATTTCCATTACCATCTGTTTTTAAAACTTGACCGTTAGCACCGTCTGCTGCGGGAAAAGAATAATCGTTTACTGTAAGAGAAGAAACATTAGCACCAATTTCGAATACTACGGTGCCATTAGAACCATACATGATTCCATCAGTCAAGTTAAGAGCTAACTCTCCTGTTGTTAATTGTGATGTGTTAGGCGCCTGACCGGATACGGACGATCGCTTAACTAAAAACTTTGCTGCCATATGGGCTTCTTCCTCTTATATAAGAGGTGAGGGTTTCACTATCCTCCGATCACCTACTTCTTCTTTTCTGTATTTACAGATTCTTCTTTTTCAATTTTAATTTTATTTTCAAGCTTTTTAAGCTCTATAATTTGCTCATTTGCTAATTGTAATTGAGCTTTAAGACTTACTAATTCTAAAGTCTTTTGTTGCAATTCAGTATTAATGTTTGCAATATATAATCTAACGTACCCGTCTTGTGGGTTTTCAATACTCATAATATACCTCTAAAATAAATTAATATGTTCCACCGTCAATAATAGCTTCTATGTAAGCTAAGTCAGAAGCAGTATATGTAACAGTTGATCCTGGCTCACCAGTAATACCTTCAACAAATACCCAAGCTTTATTTGAGTTACTTGTATCTCTAAAAATACCTGAATAGTTTTGAGTATCACTTACATCATATGTCATATAGATACCTGTATCAACTAAGTCATCATCTGTATTAGTTTGGTTAGCAGCCAATTTGATCATCGGATCATCAATGGTCACTGTTGTTGAACTTACTTGAGTTGTTGAGCCTTCTATTACAAGATTACCACCAACATATAAGTTTTCAGCAATACCAACACCACCATCTACAATCAAAGCTCCTGAGCCAGTTGAAGTTGATCCTGTTGTATCATCTATGTTTACTACGCCACCAAATGTACCAGTTCCAGTTACGTTTGCAAAACCTGTAATAGTTGTATTACCAGATGCTAATGTATTTGTTATTGAAGTAGCTCCGCCTACATCTAAAGTACCATCCATATTGATACTACCAGTAGCTTCTGTAATTGCTACATTAATGGTAGAGTTACCAATTAGAATATTACCTTCAAAGGCTGATGTTGATCGTACCCTTAAAGTTGATGTATTAGCTTCTCCTGTAATATCAACATCTGCACCTGCAGTAACATCACCGTCTAGAGCTGATGTTGTACCTACATGTAAATCAGTTGTTACATTAGCAAATCCAGTAATAGTAGTATTACCTATACCGATTGTAGATGTAGAAGTAGAACCTCTACCTAAAACTGAATCTAAAGTTGATGTTGAATTTACGTTAATAACAGATGAATTACCTGCTACTGTTATATCAGTACCACCAGTAATTACAATATCATCATTTGATAAGCTTGCGTTATCAACCGTTAATGTGATAATACCATGAGAGGCATTACCTGATTGCTCTATATTGTATTGGTCGCCTGATAAAGTAAATGAATTTCCAGTTGCGTTAGCACTATACAGCTTCTTTGCTGAAATATCAATCGCTAATTCGCCTTCCTGAAGCGCACCGTCAGTTGGAGCTCCATTACCTCTTCTTAATTTAATTAATGCCTGTCTTGCCATTTTTACCTCTTATTAAACCTTTCTAAAGGGGGATGTTTTCCTCTTAGCGTTACTTAATTTTAACGCTTTATTTACATTTATATTATTTATATTACTCAAGTCGTCTACTATATCTCTTAAAACCTGAACTTCAGCAGTAAGCTTTTGATTACGTTCAGACAAATCATCTATAATAGCTTTTTGATTTAATATAAATCTACTTAATACTTTTAACTCAACATCTCCTAATTCGTTATTAAGTACTTTCTTTTCCCAAAATTTCCAATTCATTAATATGTTCCACCATCTAAATCACTAAAGTCAACATCATTATTAGTCACTATCATAACCTGACCATTAGATCCAGTTTTGAAATCCATTGTTGAAGAGTTTGCAGCTGCTAATACTGAATTAGCTGTAAAGCTAGTTACTCCAGTACCACCATCTTTCACTTCCAGAGGAGCAGACAAACTTGTTATTGTAGCATTAATCAGGTTAGCATTTGTTAAGCTTGTACCTGAAAAGCCTGTGTTACCATTATATTTAGCTCCAGAAATGAATATGCTTTTACCAGAAGTTACACTTGAAGGTAAATTAGTTCCTATAAAATGTAATACCCCTGATTGGTAATCAAAATACCATTCATCATCATTTCCTGAGCCTGTTTC